CTTGCAAAACGAACCGGGAGATCGGTTGAATACATAATCCATGGGGACAAGCACCATCCGGAAATGAAAGAAGAGCTTGGCGTTACGGCGAGGATCTGCGGGTCTTTGTGCGGCACAGATGATCACGCAAACGGGAAGCGCCTGTATTCCACGCCGTCTCAGTTTTTACTGATCGTCGATCCGGAGTACGGTCCGGACGCAGAATATAACTTAAGGTGCGAGTGACGGGATACCGCCGGCGCGCACGACAAAGCAATGGAACAGTTGCCGGGGTGATTCACTTCACCCCGGCTGTCTATTTAAGGAGGTGGGCTGCGTGGGCAGAAAAACAAAGATGAATTCGATTACCTCTACAGAGCTGCTGGCGCAGATTAACCCGGAAAACGAATCTCTTTTGCGTGATTTTCTGGACTATCTGAGGTCTGTACAACGCAGCGAGCAGACAATTCAAGGATATGAAAATGACATCCATATCGCGTGGGTTTGGTGCCTGCAGAATAACAATAATAAATTCTTTGTGGATTGGACAAAGCGAAATGTGGTGGCGTATCAAAACTGGCTGATGCACTGCAACGAAAACAGCCCGGCGCGGGTGCGGCGGTTAAAGGCAGCGCTATCCTCTCTGAGTAACTTTATTGAATCTGTTTTGGACGATGAGTATCCGCAATTCAGGAACATCATTCACAAGGTGGAGAGCCCGGTCAATCAGCCTGTACGGGAGAAAACTGTATGGGAGGAAGAGGAGCTGAACCAACTGCTCAAGACTTTGATGGGCAAGCAGGAATATGAAAAGGCTTGTTTCCTTGCGCTCGGGATGTACAGCGGAAGACGAAAGGCAGAGCTGTGCCGGTTCAAGGTCTCTGATTTTGACAGCAGCAGGCTGGTCTGCGACGGAGCGCTGTATAAGAGCGCTCCGATCAAAACCAAGGGCAGAGGCGGCGGGAAGATGATTCCGTGTTATACGCTGGCAAAAAGATTTCAGCCGTATCTTAATCAATGGATGCAGCAGAGAGAGCAGCTCGGCATTAAGAGCGAGTGGCTGTTCCCAAACCCCAAGGACCGGACACAGTGTATTTCGATTTCGACTGTAAACAGCTGGGCAGCTACCTTCACAAGGCTGTCCGGGAAGCAGGCATATTTACACAGCCTGCGGCATTACTTCGCCACGAGCCTGGCAAGAGCCGGAATCCCGGACGGCGTGATTCAGAGTATTGTTGCGTGGGACAGCAGCGATATGGTGAAGCTTTACAAGGATATTGACGCAGAGGAAGAAATCGGCATGTACTTTAAGAACGGAGATATTTTTATCCCGGAAAAGAAGGACATCGGAAAGATTTAATATACAGAATACAAGGAGTAAAAGGGAAATGAACAGAAAGGAATTAGTTCGTGGTGTTGCTGCGCAGATGCGAGCGAATGGTATCCGCAAGCTGGTATCGCTTCCGAAGCAGGTCTTTCATATCTCTGACGATGAAGGGAATCAAAAGGATTTTATTGTCAAGAAAACAGACAAGGGCGTGCTGTTTACCACAGATGATATTGAGGCTATTTTGGACACCTGCTTGGAAGTGATCGAGGAAGCGATGAAGCGCGGCGAGCCGGTCAGTGTTCGCGGCTTCGGAACACTTGGCTTAAAATATCGCAAGCCAAGAGCAACAAAGATCCCCGGGACAGAGGAATGGGTGGATGTGGAATCCAGGTATATTCCGAAGTTTTGCTTTGGGAGTACACTGAGAATGTGTGCAAAAATATATGAGCTTTCGCTTGCAGACCGGAATCTGGACGCACCCCTTCCGATGATCGAGGAACGGGATGAGGCGGACGGTGCTGCCGATGCCGATTGAAATTGCATCGGAGAAGGCGATCTGCTTTAAGTGCGGGACGGCATATGGCAGAAGAAAGGGCTACTTCCCTGTCAGCTACGCCGTGCAGCACAAAGGAGTCGGCTACCTTCCGGTATGTAAAACTTGTGTCGATACGATGTACAACACCTATCTGTCACAATGCAAGAACGCAAAAGATGCAGTCAGACAGATGTGCAGGAAGCTGGATCTTTACTGGAGTGAAAGCATCTTTGAGGTTGTTACGCGCAAGACAACCGAGCGCTCCATGATGACACAGTACATTGCGAAGATTAACAGCGTAAACTACGCCGGACGCTCTTACGATGATACGCTTGCAGCAGAGGGCAGCTTGTGGTCTTTTGGCTCAGAGCACAATGACTCACAGAACCCGGAGCAGGAAGATGCTGTCCGCGTATCATCCGGATCCGATGACGATGTTCAGATGGACGACATCCCTGAGGATGTGATTACCTATTGGGGACCAGGGTACACACCGGATATGTACCAGGATTTGGAACAGCGAAGAACCTACTGGGTAAACAACCTGCCGGATGGGATTGTTATGGACGTCGGAATGGAGGCGCGAATCCGGCAAATATGCAATCTGGAGCTGGACATCAATCGTATGCGCGCAAAGGGTAAAGCGACGGACAAGCTGTCTGCGCAGTTGAGCAAACTGATCAGCGATATGAATCTTGATCCGGCGTCCAGAGGCGACGACAACAGTGAGTTCAACAAGACGCCATTCGGCGTTTGGATCGACCGGTGGGAGAACAAGCGACCGATCCCGGAGCCCGATCCGGAGCTGGAGGATACTGATCATATCGTGAAATATGTTTCCACATGGCTGCTCGGTCATTTATGCGCGATGTTCGGAATTAAGAATAAAAACACGAAGCTGTACGAGGATGCAATCGAAGAGCTGCGCGTTGAGCGCAAAGTTGCGGATGAGGACGACGACGAGGAGGTCTTCAACCTGGTTTTCCCGAGCGAGTCCGGTGACAGCGGATGAACAGCAGATATGACAGAATCTTAGAGGGCGCCGCTGCGTGGGCGGCTTACTACAGAGCAAATCCACAGCGCTTTGTTGAGGATTATTTACACGTGGAGCTCCATCTGTTCCAGAAGATACTGATTGTGATGATGAACATCAATGTGGTGTTTATCTACATCGCCAGCCGCGGGCAGGGCAAGTCCTTTATCTGCGCGATATACTGCTGTATGCGTGCTATTATGTATCCGCACACAAAGATTTGTGTTGCGTCGGGAACGCGAGGACAGGCTGTAAACATCCTCGAAAAGATACAAATGGAACTGGTTCCGTTGTCTCCGGAGCTGAATGCGGAGATTGACTGGAAGAAAACGAAGATCAACAACACGCAGGGTATCATTGTGTTTCGGAACGGCAGCTATATCAAGGTCGTCACTGCCGGAGAGTCTGCCAGAGGCAACCGAGCGCACGTTCTGATCTTGGACGAGTTCCGCTTGATCAGCAAGGATACCATCGATACCATTCTGCGGAAATTTCTCTCCTCTCCCCGCACGCCGGTCTACTCCGAGCTGACGAAGGAGGAAAAGCGGCGGGAGAAGGAAAAAGAAATCAAGCAGACACTATATTTCAGCTCCGGATACTACCAGGATCATTGGAGCTATTTGAAGTGTAAGGAAGTATTCGTCCGCATGCTTCGCGGAGGAAGAAACAATTTTATTGTGAGCCTGCCATGGCAGCTTGCCGTCACGGAGGATCTGCTTTCTATGGACGATGTGGAGGCAGAGATGACCGAGGCAGATTTCACGGAGGTAAAGTGGTCCATGGAAATGGGCGCGATGTTCTGGGGCGCCGGTGACGGTTCGTTTTTCGACTACAACGTAGTCGCTAAGAACAGACATTTGCGCTATCCCATGTATCCGGCAAGGCTCGCGGATAAGTTCGGCAGCGGAAAGAACGCCGCGCTGGTGCGGATCCCGGCGAAGCAGCCCGGGGAAATTCGGATCCTGTCCGCGGATATCGCGCTGATGTCCAGCAGGAAGCACGACAACGACGCCTCCGCTGTGTTCATCAACCAAATGGTTCCGACAAAGGCAAAGCGCTATACAAGTAATATTGTCTACACAGAGTCAATGGAGGGACTTCGGACAGAGGAGCAGGCGCTCACGATCAGAAAGCTGTTTGACGAATTCGACTGCGATTATCTGGCGCTGGATGCAAACGGGATTGGTTTGGGCGTATACG